CTTCGTACTTGTCACACAGAGTCAGCATGGTCACCAGGCTGATCTGTCCTTTGAACTCTTCGATGACTACGTCTTCTTCGCCGGCATAACCTTCCCAGTTGAGTTGCTTCTGTTGGTCTTGCGGCACCATCATACGATAATGGTGCGGTCCGGCCTCGAACGCGGCACGATGCGACTTGCTCGTGCCTGTCGGTCCGAAAAAGACAGTGGTGAACACTGTCTCGCCGTTCTTGCGATACGGCTGCGTGATCTCGCGGTAGCGCTTGATCGCGTTGTAGTAGCGGGCCCACGTATGTGGGTCCATATCGACAATGTCTCTATCGCTCTTTCCTTCTTTGACTGCGTCAAAGAGTCGGATGAGCTTGTCCTCAACACCTTGGTGGGTCTCGGTGCCATGCTCCCATGGCCCATGTGTGCGTGTATCGGCCTTCATAGCGTAGGCCTTGGCTTCTTTGTGCGTTCCGCGTCTCGTCTCCCAGTGGATCCCAGGTGGCGTCGACTTCACGATGCCGGCAAGCGTCATCAGTTTCGTAAACTGGCAGTAACCCTGGAAGTGTGGTGTTCCGTTCTCTCCTACTTCGCGTTGGTACACGATGTAGCGGACGCACGGCCAGACGTTCGGCGGTTCTGGAATTTCACTCCAGTCCGCGTCGTCTCCGTATGCTGTGTTGTAATCTGGTGGGTTGTTCCATGTGAACACCCAGTTCATAGAACGACTCATTAGTTCGGTTTCCGAATTTCTGAAAAAGTGATAAAAAGGGTCGGGTAATAGTGGAACCGACCCTTTTATCATCTCACGGATTTCGATGACACTTTTATGATTTATAGATTCGATAGCGCTGATCACGAGGGTGTGATTGGCGCCTTCTCATTCTCTTTCTTCGGCGAGCAATCTTCTTCGGAAGATTTGTGTCACTAGAAAAAATATTTTTTTTCTGTGTCGGTTACTTTTTTCGCGCGCATTTTTTTTTCTTGACTGGGCCATCGGACTGACGTAATCAGGCCCATGTCGCCTTTGCTATTGATCGAGACTCGACTGACGCTCGCTACTCCAATGCCTACTTTAGCGATAGTAACGAGATACACATGGTCGGGAGATTTGTGTCTAGAACTAAATAGTACTAAGTGCTATTTATTCTTCGTTGCTCTTCTTCTCTTCCTTGCACTGAATCGGAACTTCATCGAGCTGCGTCATGGCGTGTGCTCCTTGCATCTGGGCCATTACGTCTGGCATAATGGCCTTCATCTGCAAACGCCAAAAAGCTTCTGCCGTCTTGAGTTCGGCATGTCGAAGACGCCATCGTCGTCGGACTGCGGCGACTCGATACTTGGGCGTCTTTGCTTCTTCCTTCAGGAAGAGCGCGTATTCTTCAGCGTATGTTTGTTGAAGAGCGTCAATCTCTGCTTCAATGCTTCGTAACGAATTCATTCTTTATCGTTGTAGTCCTCGTCCATATCGCGGGGATAGTTGACTCGAACCTGGAGAGGAGGGCCTCCATGGACGACTCGAGGGGGTACGAAACCGCGGCGAGCGTCGGTTTCCGGGAGGAGTGACGTCAACCACTCGATCTGCTCTTTGATCAGGCGATCGGTTGTGTTCTTCTGCTGGGTGAGATACTCAACTGTATATGCGATAGGAGCTGGATCCGGCGGGGGGTGGTCTTGGTGGTTGTGGTTCTCGATGTCGGCAACAAGTTGTTCGCCATCACGGTGTTCGGTCCACACCGTCGTCATGTGTTCTATAACGCCCGATGACCCAACGGTACGACGCGCAAACGCTTCGTATCCTTTGTTGGGCCACCAGTCAAGCGGATTGACATTCGATGTAATCCACACACGCTTGATGTTCAGGCGGGTGCTTCCGCCTTTCGTGTTGCCACGCACTTCGTACTTGTCACACAGAGTCAGCATGGTCACCAGGCTGATCTGTCCTTTGAACTCTTCGATGACTACGTCTTCTTCGCCGGCATAACCTTCCCAGTTGAGTTGCTTCTGTTGGTCTTG